ACGCTGTCATGATGGATGTAAGTTCTCAGGGTGATACTTCTGCTAACGAAGTAGACCGTGACACACTTGCCTAAATAGTACATGGGAGAGCAGGGCAACTTGCTCTCTCATTTCTCTCTGAGGATTTATAATGGCATACACTTATCTTGACATTACAAATGAAGTTCTTGCGCGGTTTAATGAGGTATCATTAACTGCTTCAAACTTTTCTAGCGCACGTGGATTTCAGACGCAATGTAAAAATGCAGTAAATGATGCTATTAACTATATATTTCAACGTGAGTTTGGTTGGGGCTTTAGTCACTCCGAACAAACAGATACATTAGTCGCAGGTACTGCTCGTTATACATTTGACAGCACAATATATAATGCAGACTATGAAACATTTAGAATATCAAAAGATGAAAGTCTTGGTGTAGCAGGTGTAAGCCTTCGTGTACTGGACTACAAAGAATACATAGATAAATACATTGACCAAGAAACAACAAGTGACGTAGGCGGTGTGCCTATTTTTGTGTTTAGAACACCTAATAACAATTATGGTTTATACCCATATCCTGATGCTGCATATACATTGAAGTATGATGCTTATATTAAACCTACTGCGCTAAGTGCCGCAACAGATGTGCCACTTATTCCTGAACAGTTTCGTCAGGTTATTGTTGATGGTGCTACTGCATATGGCTATCAGTATCGTGGTGAGGCACAACAATATGGCATTAACTTTGCACGATTTGAAGATGGCATTAAACAAATGCAGAGTCTATACTTGAACAGTTACGACTATATTCGTTCAACTTATTTGCCACGTTCACAGAGGTACGGCACTTCTATATTCCCATCAGGAGCATAAGGCATGGCTGATGAATCAGGACTTAGCCCATACGTCTTTGCTTGTGAAGGTGGTTTGGTACTAGACCAATCTACGTTCTCTATGCAGCCGGGAATGGCATTAGAACTACAGAACTTTGAGCCTGACATTCGTGGTGGCTACAGACGTATCTCTGGTTACAGTAAATGGAATACTAACGAAGTTCCTTACACTGCTAGTGATACAGAAAAAGTATTAATGTGCGCCTATTACGATGGTGACGTTATTGCTGCTAGAGGTGAAAGTGTTTACAGAGGTTCTTCTGGTTCAGGTTCATGGACTAGCATTGACAGTGGCAGAACAAGTGCTGGTAAGTATAGACATTTTAACTACAATCTAAACGGCACAGATTACATTGTATGGGCAGATGGTGCAAACTACGCCAGTAAATATGATGGTTCTACTGTAACAGACTTGAATGGCACAGGCGCACCTACTAACCCAAGCATTGTAGTTGGATATAAAAATGCATTATTCTTTGCAGGTATGTCTGCTTCTTCACAGGAACTTGTATTTACTGCACCATACACAGACGATGACTTTAGTGTAGCAAATGGTGCAGGTAGCATTGCGGTAGATAGCCCAATTACTGGTCTTGTACCTTTCCGTGACCAACTGTACATATTCTGTGAAGCACGTATCTTTAAGTTAGTAGGCAACACATCTGCTGACTTTGTATTACAACCAGTAACACGTGAAATTGGATGCCTTAACGGTTTCACTATTCAAGAATTTGCTGGTGATATTGTGTTTCTTGGTCCAGACGGACTGCGTACAATTGCTGGTACTGAACGAATTGATGACGTTGAACTTGGTACAATAAGTCGTGCAATTCAAAGACGGTTTGCTAATCTGTCTGACGTTGATGAGTTTGACAGTGTAATTATTCCAAACAAAACACAGTATCGCATTTTCTTTTCTAACTCTAATGTAACACGAGGCAATACAACTGGTGTTATCTGCGTAAGAAAAGGTGACGCATACGAGTTTGCTGATACTCGTGGTATTCGTCCTAGCTGTACAGACTTTGCTATTAGTAATGGTGAAAGCATTGTTCTGCATGGTGAGTATGATGGATATGTTTATCAGCAAGAACAAGGCAATGACTTTGATGGTAACGTGATTACAGGTAAGTATCGCTCACCAGATTTGTCAATGGGTGATGCAGGTATTCGCAAAACATTTCAGCGTATCATTATTAACTACGCACCAGAAGCATCAGTGAATGCTGACTTGTTTGTGAGATATGATTATGAATCACCTAATGTAGCAAGACCAGCCGCATATCCATTTGATACCGCAACTGTTGTTGCTATTTATGGAGTATCATCTTATGGTACTGCAACATATGGTGGTCAGTCAAACCCACTCTTTAGACAGCCCATTGAGGGTAGTGGATTTGCAGTAGCCCTACGAGTGAACGACAGAGGAACGTCAGCACCATATTCACTTAAAGGATTTCAACTGGAGTTTGATATAGGCTCTCGTAGGTGATATTTTTTTAGGAGGTTAAATTGGCAGGTTACACTAGGCAATCTTCGTATACTGACGGTGACATTATCAATGCAGCCGATAGTAACGATGAGTTTGACCAACTCGTAAACGTCTTTAGCAATACAACAGGTCACAAACACGATGGTACTGCTGCCGAAGGTCCAGTCATTGGTTTGATTGGTGACCCCGGTGTAACTACGCCCATTAACAAAGTTGTAGTTGATGATACCAATAACCGTGTTGGTTTCTTTGTAGATGTATCTTCTGTATCAACTGAACAGATTCGTGTACAAGATGGGGCTATTGTTCCTGTAACAGATAATGACATTGACCTTGGTGCATCTGGTGCTGAGTTCAAAGATTTGTATATTGACGGTACTGCAAACATTGACACAATTGATGCAGATGCTGCTACGATTGATAGTCTTACAATTACTTCTGGCACAGCTATTACTTCTATTGACACTGATATTAGTTCTGTGTCTGCTTCAGATGATACCCTTGCATCAGCAAAGGCTATTAAAACATATATAGATGCACAAATCACAGCACAGGACTTAGACTTTCAAGGTGATTCTGGTGGAGCATTGTCCATTGACCTAGACAGTGAGACACTTGATATTGCAGGTGGCACAGGTATTGATACTTCTGGTTCTGGTAACACTCTTACTGTTGCTATTGATAGCACAGTAGCTACACTTGCTGGCACACAGACACTTACAAATAAAACGCTTACAACGCCCGTCATTGCCTCTATCAGCAATACAGGTACTCTGACACTACCTACTAGCACAGACACGCTTGTAGGACGTGCTACGACTGATACACTGACTAATAAAACAATAGATGTTGATAATAACACAGTATCCAACATTGAAGTAGATAATTTAAAGACTGGTGTACTTGACACTGACTTAACATCTGTTGCTGCTACAGATACTACGCTTGCTTCAGCAAAAGCTATTAAGACTTATGTAGATAGCCAAGTAACTGCACAGGACTTGGACTTCCAAGCTGACACAGGCGGTGCATTAAGTATTGACCTAGACAGCGAGACAATGACCTTTACTGGTGGTACAGGCATTGACACAAGTGGTGCAGGTAATGCTGTTACATTTGCTATTGACAGTACAGTTGCTACACTAACTGGCGCACAGACACTAACAAACAAGAGCATTGACGCATCACAGCTTACTGGTACAGTAGCTAATGCTCGTCTTGACACTGAATTGCAAGCACTTGCTGGTCTAACATCTGCTGCTAACAAAGGTATTCAGTTCACTGGTTCAGGTACTGCTGGTACATTTGACTTGACTACTGCTGGTAAGGCACTGCTTGATGATGCAGATGCCAGCGCACAACGTACTACACTTGGAGTTGCTATTGGAACAGATGTACAAGGTTATGACGCAGGTCTTGCTTCAATTGCTGGTCTTACTACCGCTGCCGATAAAGCGATTTATACTACGGCAAGCGATACATACGCAGTCACAGACCTTACGTCATTTGGTCGTAGTCTTATTGATGACACGGATGCTGCAACGGCACGTACCACACTTGGTGTTGTCATTGGCACTAATGTCCAAGCCTACGATGCGCAACTTGACGACATTGCAGGTCTTACGCCAACAGACGGTAACTTTATTGTAGGTGATGGTGCAAACTTTGTATCAGAGAGTGGTGCTACTGCCCGTACTTCACTTGGGCTTGGCACTGCCGCTACACAAGATGTTGGTACATCAGCTAATAATGTAGTGCAACTTGACGGTACAGGCAAACTGCCAGCAGTAGACGGTTCACAGTTGACTAATATTACTGTAACTGAAACAGACCCATCTGCCTTGGCCTTTGCGATTGCACTGGGCTGAGTAAATAACGCTTGACAATTAATTGTATGTATGGTATAATTATATCAAATGTTTGAATCTAAAAGAT